ACGCGGGGAAGCGTGATCTATCCGTGGAAACCTGAGCAGATTATCGACGTTTCAGCGGGAACGAACGACGCTGACGTGAAGAAGATCACAGCGTGACGCCGCGCCAGCTTGACGAACTTCACTCAATGCCGAGCGGTCACGAATTCACGGTCGTGCAGACGTTGAAACGAGCGGGTAAGGAATACGCCGCGCAACTGCTGGACGAGTACGAAGAACGGCTGGCGATCATCACCGAGGGGTGCGAAGTCAAGCCGGAAGATATAACGGCGGCGTGGGAATCGACGTTGAGGGTGGATTTGAGGGGATAGGGCATGAATCTCGGCAGTCATACACGCGAAGACTTGAAACGCCTTCAATCGCTCGGCTGGCAACACAAAGTCATGATCGCGCAGACGCGGATCATTGAGTGGTACAAGCACTGGAACGGTCAAGTTTATGTTTCATTCAGCGGCGGTAAGGATTCGACGGTTTTGCTTCACCTTGTGCGCCAGCTCTATCCCGAAGTTCCTGCCGTGTACTGCGACACGGGGCTTGAATATCCCGAAGTTCGCGCGCATGTGAAGACGTTTAAGAATGTCGAGTTTTTGAGGCCGTCGATGGATTTTCGTTCGGTCATTGCGAAGTATGGCTATCCGGTTCATTCAAAAGAGGCCGCGCAAAGAATCGAAGAACTAAGACACAACCCAAACGGGAAAGCCGCTGTTCGTTTTCTAACGGGCAAAGAAGAAGACGGGACAGAATCAGCATACGGCGCGAAAGGTCTTGCACGATCATTGATAGACGCGCCTTTTAAGATTTCGTGTCGGTGTTGCGAAGTCATGAAGAAACGGCCATTTCATGCTTACACGCGAAAAAGCGGCAGAAAAGGAATTAACGGCATGATGGCGAATGAAGGCCGCCGTCGAGAGACTTCATACATCAAATATGGTTGCAATGCGTTTGAACTCGGCGAACCATCTTCCCGCCCGCTGATGACGTGGACAGAACAAGACGTTCTCCGCTATATCAAATACTACGGGCTTCAAATCCCGTCAGTCTATGGCGACATTGTTCCAGCACCGATTGAAGGCGACACAGAAGGACAGTGTGAAATGTTCGGGGACGGGAAGCTCATGACAACAGGCGTTTCGCGGACTGGATGTATGTTCTGCATGTTTGGCGCGCATCTGGAAAAAGAACCAAATCGCTTTCAGCGCATGAAGAAAACGCATCCGAGAATCTGGGAATACTGCTTGCGCCCGTGGGACAAGGGCGGCTTGGGAATGAAAGAGGTTCTTGATTTTATCGGGGTGAAGTACGAATGAAAGCACTTTCACTTTTCAGCGGGATTGGCGGGCTGGATTTAGCAGCGCAGGCGTGCGACATTGAGCCGATAGCGTTCTGCGAGATCGAGCCGTTTCCCGTTGAAATCCTGAAAAAACGCTTCCCCGGCGTGCCTGTTCTATCTGACGTGAGGGAGGTGAACGGGGATGATTATCGCGGAACAGTTGACGTTATTTTCGGAGGTTTCCCTTGTCAGGACTTATCTGTCGCAGGACGGAAAGCTGGTCTTATCGACGCAGACGGAAACGTCACGCGAAGCGGGCTATGGTTTGAAATGCTCCGAATCATCAGCGAAGCACGACCCCGTTTTATTGTTGCTGAAAACGTGCGTGGAGCGGTCAATGCCGCGCTCGACGTTGTCAAGAGCGGTTTGGAGCATGAAGGCTACAAAGTCCGGGCAGTCGTTCTTCCAGCATCTGCGTTTGGCGCGCCGCACCAACGCGAACGGCTGTTTATCCTCGGTGTCCGGCGGGATGTGTTCGACATATTGGCCGACCATGACACAGCGGGATTACCGGGGGGGGCAGCGACCGGAAACGGCGAAAATGAAAGGCCGGAACCCGATGACGAACAACCTTGCGGACGCTGTTCGGGCAGCGTCTGGCGGACGCCAGACGCAAACACCGACAGAGGGGCGATGAGCGAATCGCTGTTTCAGCGTCGCGTTAAAGCCCGGCAGCCTATCAACATCAACGCGCAAGTCGCACACGAAGAAAGACAAAAAAGCGGCGCTACAGTCGGACAGCTGAACCCCGCATGGGTGGAACAGCTAATGGGCTATCCCGACGGCTGGACTGATCCCGACTGCGAAACGCCGCAACCGTGGCAAGGCTGGCCAGGACGACCAGGCGAAGCGCAAAAAGACTTTGAGCATCCGCGAACTGCAACCGGTGTGAAGCACAGAATCAAGCGTTTAAAGGCGCTCGGGAATTCGGTTGTTCCGCAGCAGGCTGAGCCGATCTTTCGGACGGTGGAGATAATCGAAAAATTGACGCGCCCAAAATGATTAAAACGGCGAATTTGCGCCGTCAGCGCGTCAAATTTTGAATAAGTCGGTCGGATAGGTATAAGTTATTGAGCTAGAAAAGTTTGATAGCATAGCGTGCGTTTTTGGGCTATGTTGCGAAAGGACGCATAGAATGATCGAATTGATCGCAGAATTTTGGGTTGCGGGAGTGTTTTTTGTGGGCGTGATTTTTGGATTATGGGCGGCGGCACTGTTTCGGGCGAACAAATAACAAACGGAATTTTCGGAGGGGTGAAAAATGACGGGGCTGTTAGATGCGGCTGATTTGCAAAAACTGCTTGATGAAGTCATTCAAGAACGAGACGAGGCGCGGCAAGGCGCGAGATTTTATCGTGATTTATATGTCGGCATTGTCGGGAAGACTTACGATGAAGAGTATCGGTTGCCGTGGGAGGTAGAAGAATGAAGCTGAAAAAATGCCCGTTTTGCGGGAGTGGAGAGCTAATCATGCGTTGGGTCGGCGACATGGTTCAGGTGCATTGCGATAAATGCGGCGGAAGTGGCGGGTACGGGAAAAACGTTGCGGCGGCGGCGTACTTTTGGAATCTTCGGGAATGGTATGACGAATGAGCGAGAAGTTAAAGCCGTGCCCGTTTTGCGGGAGTGAAAAAATCGAACTCTGCGCTGACCGTATACAAGGGCCAAACAGCGGAAAGAGTTATGCCGTTGAATGCCAGACTTGCTATTGCAAGACCGCTTATTACGGGACAAAGGATTATGCTGTCATGTACTGGAATAAGCGCGCGGAGGTAAAAAATGGCAACTGATTATTCGTATTTATGCGATGTATTCTCAGATTTGCAAGAAGCACGACACGCGCTAGAACAGGCGACTCAATACGTAAGAAGGAGCGGGGGAAACACAACTCGCTATAACACACTGAAAAATCACTTGCTAGACGTGATCGTCGAGACTCGGCAACTGCTGAAACATACATACACAGAATCAGAAAATGTGACAGTCGAATCAGAAGGGAACGGCGTTTCTGTTTTCGTCAAGACGGTTCGAGGCGACTTGAATATTAACAGCATTATTACGCCTGAACAGTTTGAGGCAATTTATGAGGCGGAAGACGAATGACTCAAGTCGCTCAAGGTTCAACTAAAGAGCAAGTCCCGCCCGTTCTGTGGGGCGTGCTTGAATGGCAAATGCCCGATGGCATGAACGCGAAACAGGCACAAGTTGTGATGCGGGCTTTTGTTGAAAAGACGCACTGTTTCAACGTGATGTGTTGCGCGTTGGGCGTGAATAGGTCTGTCGGCGAGTTGTATCTGAAAGATTGGAAGACGATCCCGAAGGGAATTGTCAGTGCATTGCCGAAGTTGCAGAAAGTTATCATGCGGAATCCAGCGCGGACGCTGGCGCTGTTAGAAAAAAAGCTCGCACCGAAAACTTACAGTTTCGGGGTGACGAGCACGGACGGCGCTGTGACGGCGGTATATGATCGCGCGACTTCCGAGATCAATGCGACTGCACAGGGAAAATCTGGATGGACTTTTCAGGCTGAAAGAGAAAAGCGGCATTGGTCTATTACTGATGTCGTGAAGCGGCTGGGAGAACGCGGCGTAAAGACTTACGACTCGAATATAAGCAAGATTGAAAAAATCGGCGTTACACCGAAAAGTTTGTTGTTTTTCCCTTTGTGCGAGTTATACGGGGTGCGCCCTGAGTTGTTTGGTTTTGTGTCGGCTTACGGTGATCGGGTGAAAGCGTGGCGAAAAGAAAAAAATGCCCAAACCACACAAGAAGCATAAAAACGCGTTTGACACAGAAACTCGAAAGTCTGCACTCGCTTTCGGCGCGGCGGTCAAAGAAGCGCGGCGACAGCTGGGACTCGCGCAGAAAGACCTCGCGAAAATCGTTGGCGGTAAGGGATTTAATATCAAACAAATCGAAAGCGCAGGGTGTTCGCCTCGGTCTTCATTCTTTCGTCCGCTGTGCGAAGAACTAGGGCTCGACCCGTATTCGTTTGGGTTCACGGGGCAGTATTTATCAATCATAGACGAATGGGCAGAAACGTTATACGAGAACTCTTAAAGCGGAATTTGGCAGAGACGATAGCGCGGAAGACGGGGGCGAAGTACGAATTTGAATATCTGTTCGCCGCGCCTGATAGAAAATGGCGAAGCGATATAGCGTTCCCGAATGAGCGCGTTGCTATCGAGATAGACGGCGGGTTGTGGAACTACGGCAGGCACAATCGGGCCGCGTCGATGTTGGCTGACATGGAAAAAGGGAACGGCTATTCTGCACGCGGTTGGCTTGTGTTCCATTGCCCGTGGGAGTGGATTGATGGCGGGCGGCGGGATAGGTCGGAACAGTTGATTGATGATATAGCGCGCATATTAAAGTTGCGCTTTAAAAAGGAGGGTGCAAAGTGAAGTTGCAGGAGTGCCGTTGCGGTTGCACTGACGTTCGCATGATGGGGCAAGCGGGCTGGTATTACGTCATGTGCGAAAACTGCGAAAACATGACAGATGAATTTGAAGATATGGAGAGCGCGGCTAATGAATGGAACAGCCGCGCGGAGGTGAAGGGCGATGCGTGAGATCAAGTTTCGAGGGAAAATGCCAAATGGCGCATGGGTGTATGGTTCTTTTTGGGATCATGCAGTATATCCTGACATCATAGATGAATACACAAATCATCGGTTAGTTGATAGAGACACCGTCGGGCAGTTCACGGGGCTGTTAGATAGCGACGGCAAGGAGATTTACGAGGGGGACATTGTGCATTGGACTGAGGGAGAAAAAAATGCCCTTGTTGTTTGGCGAGCGGGAGAGTTTGATGTCGATTTGATGACAGGCCCTTGCTGTATTGGTGCTTTGGCATGTCTAAATCCATTCGACGATGATGGGCCGAAATTAACCGTCATCGGCAACATTCACGATAATCCTGATTTAGTGGAGGCAAAAAATGCGTGAGATCAAATTTCGAGGTTTCGGCAAGGATAAAAAGCAATGGATTTACGGCAGTCTACTCGACGAGCGGTCTGTCAGGATTGTCGCGATTCAGGATGATGCCTGTCATGTTTGGGAGGTTGAACCTGAGTCGGTCGGGGAATTTACTGGCGTATGCAATTTTGAAGGGCGCGCAATTTATGAGGGAGATATTCTGCGCAAAAGGGACTATCTCCCTTGGCGAACGCATGATACTGGAGTCGTGTTTTGGCATCCCGGTGAATGTCGATGGTGTGTAAATATGAGCGACGGGCTTGTTTTTAGTCTTACGTCGCGAAAAACGTGGAGTTGGAAAGTCATCGGCAATATGCATGATAACGCTGAATTCTTGACGGAGGTTGCTAATGCCGAAAACAAAACTTGATGAAGTCTGGCATTATCCCGGCAAAGGCGACTTCCCCTCCGTTGGTCAGCTTGTCTGGGTGCAGGCTGTCAGCCTCGCGCCGTGGGTTAAGGCAGTTATCAAGTCTGAGCCTGCGGGATCGCCTGTTCGGTTTCAGACTGAATCAATGTTCGGCGGCAAGCTAGAAACGACGGGCGTGGCGTATTGGGAAGGGTTGACGTGTCATGACATCGTAATCGCATGGCGCGAACACGAAGCACCAGAAGATAAGGGCGAGATTCTTCATGCAACGGAAGTTGCACAGCGGTTGGCTGCGAAGAATGACAATTATTTGTATTTCCTTGTCGCGTCTTCGCTTGAAATGAATACCAAGGTCATGAAGCCGCTAATCATGGAGAAAATGAAGCGGTTCAAGAAGAGAATTCAACAGATCGGTGATTCAGCGTTCGTCAATGCTGATACGCCAGTCGTGGACGCGCATTGTCCTGACTATATCGACGAACAGAGGGGCATCGTGTTCGTTGTTGAGGAACACGCGGGGCATGGCGTTATTCGGCAGACAGAAAAGGGCAAGTCGGAATCGAGATACGCGAAAGATTTTCCCGGTGGGCAGACGATCTATCCATCACCGCATGAGGCGGGGCTTGCGCTGATCGCGATGGGTGAAAAAATGGGATGGAGGGCGGTTGTATGAAGTACGTCGACTTTTCCGACAAGCCTATTACAGCAAAGCGGCGAATGCTCTGGCGGTTATGGGATGCTCTGGGTGAGCTAAACAGAGCGCGGGATTCAATAAAAGCCGCGCAAGAGACAGCGTTTGAGGCGGGAATTCCCATTTCGTTTTATACAATACTGGAAGCAAAAATCGCTGAACTTGGGCGCATAGTTGGTGAATGTATTGAAAATTGGGAGCGAACAGAAGAATGAACTCAGCACAGAAAGACCAAATCCGCTACGAACTTGTCCGCGCTATCGGCGCACTGCAAGACGCTTTTGCCTATGCCCAACACGCTGAACTTCTCTGCCGTGAATACGGCGCGCATGGCGAACGGATGAGAATCGGCGGCCTGAGACAGCAGATCAACTCGACGATAGACCATGCCGTGATTTTGCGGCAGAGCGTGAGGGAGTACGAAGAATGATCGGCAATTCGCTTGATTTGCCCGGAAGCCGCGAACACATTGCGCGACTTGTGCGCGAGTATGAGGCCGCGCTGAATGACGGTGACGCATCGCTGATCCTTGAAAAGCGCGAACGCATGGGAAGATGGTTGTGGCCGCTTGCGCGGTGGTATCTGGATAATACTTCGGACAATAAACTGGACAATAACGAATGACTCAGGAGGCCGCGACTTGCGAAAAGACGTTGATAAAATCACGAGATTAGCGCGCATTATAGACTTGATAGCGCGTAAATGCTGGCGCGGCCTGCCTGCTCTCTTGGGCGAAGTGCCGCAACCGTCGCGGGACGACCTCAAAGACGCGTTTTTCTTTCACCCATCACCCGATGAAGACCTCGGGACTAAAGTTCAATCCAGCGGCAGCGGCGAAGGGCGCGAGATCGCGCGGGAAGACACGATGATTGATGAATTTGATAGCGTCATGAGCGCGATTTCGTGGGATGAGATTGTGCGTACAGTCAAGTGGTACAAGCGCGAATTCCCAGACCGATGGGAAATGTACAGACGTTACATCGTACTGCAAGAGACGGTGAAAAGCGGTTGGGGGCGTGAGGGCGCGCTGTCCCGCGCGGCTGACGCTTTCGGGGTGACGGATTACATTATTCGCGAAACAGTTCGCGATGTACCGTACAAGATTGCCCGCGCCGTGTCGATGGGCTACGGACGGGACGAGATATTGAAGGGGGAATGACAGTGAAGACAAGAATTACTTTCGGATTTGGTGACGGCGGCGCAGAGTTTAAGTTCTTCGATTATGAGGACGTAGAGCCCGCGCAGGACGTAGAACCGACGTATTCGATTATGTTTTCTTACGATGAACTCTGGACGCTACTGAAAAAGGTGTTCAACGGTTTACAGCGCAGTCCCGGCAAACGGACGCTGTGGTCGAGAATCAAGGCGGCGCTGAAATGAGTATGTCAAGCGGTCCTTTTTGTAAAGTCGTTCGCGATAAAGACGAAAATACAGTTGCGGTATTTGACGTTGACGGGAATGTGACGCTTGAAGTGACGTGTTATAACGGATTTTATGATACAGATAACGTCTGTTGGCTTCATTTTGGGCGCGAAGGACTACTGAAACTCGCGGCAATATTGACCGAAGCGGCGGAGGCGGTGAAATGATGGTTAAAATCAATCAAAGGAAAGGAAACGTTCCATTCTTCCCCGATAATGAGGAAATGAGCGTGGAATTTTCTTCGGAACACCCCGAACAACCTGTCGTTTTTAAATTTGTATCACATTACTATTGGGAGGATGGCTCAGATCATCCCTCAACGCTTTTGATTTATTATGACGTTGAAAGCGCAGAAAAATTGTTGAGCGAACTTCAGGTGGCTCTCCATGATGCTCGCAAAGAAAAGGCGATGAAACATGTTGACCGCAATTAAACGCCTATTCTGCGCGGCGGAACTCGCTGAACTTGACCGACTGCGCGAAGAAAAAACGCGCGCCGAGGCCGAACTGCGGCTGGCCGAATTGACTGCCGGGCGGTTGGCACAAGAGAAAGAGGAACTGCTGTTTCAGCTTTCAGGTGAGCGGAAGAATGTTCGGAAGCTGAAGAAAAGATCGCGGAGGGGATAAAATGGCGCAGTATTTAGACCTTGATAGTATCTCAGACATCGAAGAACTGAGAAAAGAAGCAAAGCAGCAAAACGATATGTATGTCCGCGCGGCTGAATGTGCTGACCGATTAGAAAGGCGACTGCAAGAAAAAGAGAACGAAGTCGAACGTCTGTTCAACATAAACAACGGGCATTTAGACACAATCGTCTATCTCGCGAACAAAGTCATGAAGCTAGAAATGGCACTAGAACAAAATCGCCGCTGAAATTCTTCACAAGTTTTAGGCGCTATTCTTGATTTATTCTGGCTGTTTTTCTTCGCATATGTGTGTTTTCATGATACCGTCGCCACGCATGGGACGCGAGACGGCACTGTTTACCTCCTGAAGGCGGGCGGCGCATTCTCTCCGTCGCCCGCTCATATTCAAGAGATAAACAACACGACCCCCTTTGAAAGCCGTCGGGCATTTGCTCGGCGGCTTTTATTATGCGTCCACGTTGCGACATTCAGGAGGGTAAACATGGAAATCATCGAAAGAAAAGTCTCTGAGCTGATCCCGTATGAGAACAACCCGCGCTTGAACGACGCGGCTGTCGATTACGTCGCGAATTCGATCAAAGCCTTTGGCTGGCGCGTCCCGATTGTTCTCGACAAAGACGGCGTGATCGTTGCCGGTCACACGAGGTGGAAGGCCGCGAAGAAACTCAAGATGAAAACTGTCCCGTGCGTTATCGCTGACGACTTAACGCCCGAACAGGTGAAGGCGTTCCGGCTGGCTGATAACAAGGTCGGCGAGCTGGCGGGCTGGGATTTTGAAAAGCTCGATTTGGAACTAGAAGAAATTGACCTTGATATGACTGAGTTCGGCTTTGATATGGGGGGGGGCGCAAGCTCCTCCGAAGCTGAAGCGCCGGACGATTTTAAGGAGTATGGCGAGGATATTTCGACATCGAACAAGTGTCCGAAATGCGGGTATGAATGGTGAAGCCGCCTTATAAAGTCCCGTCAATGGCGGAGATTGAATCTTTGCCGTGGAACGGTTACAACGTTGTTTCAACGTTTTCAGGCGGGGGCGGTTCTTGTCTTGGTTATCGTATGGCAGGCTTTAAAGTCGTTTATGCGAATGAGTTCGTCGAAGAAGCGCAAAAGACCTACCGTCTTAATCATTCCGCGTATCTTGATACACGCGATATTCGCACTGTAAAAGCCGAGGATATCCTACAAATTACGGGATTATCAAAAGGCGAAATTGACCTGTTCGACGGTTCGCCGCCGTGCTGCGCGTTTTCAACGTGCGGGAGTCGCGAAAAAGGCTGGGGCTCTAAGCGCGATTATTCAGACGGCAAGAAGCAGCGCGTGGACGATCTTTTTTTTGAGTATACGCGGCTTGTACGCGATTTACAGCCCAAAACGTTTATCGCTGAGAATGTGAGCGGTCTTGTAAAAGGAACGGCTAAAGGTTATTTCAAACTTATTCTTGCAGAGCTAAAATCGTGCGGATATGAAGTTCGCGCGAAGCTACTAAACGCCGCTTGGCTTGGCGTACCGCAAGCGCGTGAACGATTGATTTTTTGTGGAGTGAGAAAAGACCTTTCTCAAAAATACGATATACATCCGACTTATCCGAAACCGTTCGATTATTGTTATACGCTTCGCGATGCGTTCGAGAATTTGACGCAAGATGAAAAACAGCGAGAGATGTGTTTTGAAATGGCGAAAAGATATGCGTGGGGCTCGGTCCTTTTAAAAATTCCGCGCAACCCCAAGCACCCGATCACTGGCGCAAGTATTATGAACGGGAGTTATTTTAATCTTCGTCGAGAGAGTTTTTTTACACCTTCAGGAACGATTTGCCAGATGAACGGAAGCGCGAGCGCTTCCGGAAACTGTCATCCGATCGAAGATCGAAAATTCACAATTCCAGAGTTAAAGCGTATCACAAGTATTTCCGACGATTTCAAACTAACAGGCGATTACTCAACGCAGTGGGAACGTCTTGGGCGTATGGTGCCGCCATTGATGATGAAGCAAATCGCGCTGACGGTTAAAAATGAAATCTTGGATAAAATGAGGTAAACAGATGGTAGATAGAGACAAAACAGTTATTCCTGACGGGCAGAAATGGGAATTTGACGACGAAGTTTCAGCCGTATTTGACGATATGCTTTCGCGCTCAATTCCTGATTATCAG